TTCCTCCAATAACTGTATCAAACTGACTTCCTTGAGCTGAATGACAAGTTATTGCATATCCAAGCTCTATATAAGGAGCATGTGATTTAGGTACTTCTACATAGCCAATTCCTTGAAAATCTATCAGGATATAATCATCTTTTATATCTTTTATGATGCCTAAGTTTCCATTAAAGATATCTACAACTGAACCATCAGAATTAATTATCTGGTACTTATTCTGTTTGTTTATAACTTTATCTCCTACTTTTAATACCCATTGAACTACTCCACTTTTCATAATTTTGTATTGCTTTTTTGATTTGGGGTTGTATATCTGTTGAGCTATATGATTTAAAGAAGCTACTGAAGACACTCCTTGTTTACAAGGAACAATGATTTGCACATCCAGAATAGATTTAGCATGTTTGATTTCTTCTTTAAAATACTGCACTATATTATGATATGTATTAGATTTATCAGTATAGCAATTAAGAATCATGTCCTGAAGTTCACCTCTTGTTTCTTCTCCAGTCCACCCATCAGAAGTTAATTGTTTTCCTTGTCTCACTCGAATACTTTCAGTAATAATCGCTGATTTCTGAGCTTGTCTATGAATTTTATCAAGGAAAATTGAAGATATATATTTAGATTCAAGCATATCAGCAGCTACTGCACAGGAACCTATAGATTCTAGCTGCCCCACATCTCCAATAAAGATTACTTTTGTTCCAGTAGCACACGCTTTCAGTAATTGCTTAAAAAGATAACCATCAATCATAGACATTTCGTCCACTACAATAATGTCATAATCTAAAGGATCATACTCATAGTCAAATGGTGTTCTTGGATCTCCATATTTGAGTTTGAGTAATTTATGAATTGTTTGACTTTCTTTACCAGAAGCTTCACTAATTCTCGCCGCAGCTCTTCCG